ATAAAAGGATAGGTACTGGTGTAAAATTCGTTTGCACCATGAACAAATGCAAATTCATCAAGGAAGATCACATTCATTGAAAGTCCCCGAATACTTGAACCACTTGTTGCCGCCGCAATAATTTCAGAGTTGTTGCTAAATTTTATGTTTCCCTTATTTAATATTTTACACCCTGGTTGCAGGAAAAATGGTAAATTTTCTAGCATCAGTGTTATTCGAGACAGCATTTCACGAGCAGTCGCTCCTTTGTTTGCAAGTATGCCAATTTTTTTGTCAGGATTGAATATTGCATAGTGTAACAACCAGGCAACACTTGTCACAGACTTACCACTCTGACGACACGCCAATACAATACAAAACCGATTATCAGAAAAATGTTCTACCATTTTTTCTTGATAACCACGCAACTTAAAGTTTACAAGTCCGCGGTCAAGATTAATTACCTTTACATAATGCTCAGCAAAATATGATACACTTGACATACATTTTTTATACTCACTTATTTCATGAGCAGTAAAATGTTGTTGTACTCCATCTCTCTTTATGTATGGATTTCCGTTATAAGAGTCTGGTGCAGTCATTATACATCAAGTGTTTCATCATGTGAGCCTTTTAATAATTTTTGTAGTTCTGTAGTGGTACCAACAAATATAGCATTATTTGTAGTACTTTGAGCAGCAGGTTGTCCACGCTTATCTTCAACCTGTATAATTTTTTTACGCTCTTTTTGTAATCCTAGCAGTTGTCCATTTATATCAGCTGCAGTTTTTATCATGCCAGCAAGCACTTCAAATGCACGAGGATGCTCAGCGTCACTTGCAAGAGCATGCATTGTGCTTATAGCCTCGTCACTCGTATCAATAAGTTTTTTAATACGCTCTCGTGCAAATTTATAATCTTCTTCGGCATGCAATACAATTTCATCGTGTGATGGCCCGACTGGAGATCCAGTTGAGACTGCAATTTCATGTTTTACCGGTAAGACGTTTTTTTCAAGAGATGCCAGTATGGTATCTTTGTCTTTTTTCATAATTATGGGTCCTCATCAAATCCGTAGGTTGTAACTACTGTATAGTTTTCTGGAGTGTCAGTCTCTGGATTGCCTAGTTCAACACGCACACCATCAACTGGTAATGCGTCTGGTGTTATAGGCGTGTCATAGAGGTCAACATCAACAACTTTAATAATTTTTGCTGGGCCAGACTGTATGCCCATAAACTTAAATTTAATGTCAAAATCCAATGTGTAGATGATTGTACGACGACTGTTTCCAAAGTCACCTTCATAGTCATCTTGCATGTTTGTGCTTGTTAACAGTATAGGCACATCAGTAATGCTGCCAGGACCCTCAAGATCTTTTACTGCAACCGTATAGTCTGGAGTAAAGTACGGAACAATCTGTTCAAACACCTGGAGTGCGTCATCCTGATGATGCGCAAGTATACTCAATTGAATACTGACTTTATATGGAATGCCTTGATATATTTTGGTCTTTGTATCAGAGTCACCTTCAACCAAATATAATTTGCTATTAAGTTTATTTAGTTTACTTGTTGAATCATAGGCTATTGAAGTAATCTCAAAACTCATACGAGGTAGTTTGATTGCTACGTCTCCAAACTCTTCATTTTGTTGGCTTGACAGTCGCGCCAAAAACTTTTGGTGTGGGCCATATGATATAGGCACTCGTTGAATGCCAGTCATCTTGCCATTTACTTTTTTCGCAATAGAAACATCATTAAAGATTGTGCCAAACACTGCTACAATCTTTTTAAGATTTCCATTATAATAGTATGATGAATTTAACATGGCTTATGACGGGTCTCCAAACGGGTTACTTTCACTAAAGTCAATATAGTCATTTCCTATAATATCAAAAGAACTATTTTGAGTGAGATCATCATTAACAAATAGTGCTGCATCTCCATCGTTTAAATCAATTACAGAAGTTACCGTTGATGTGGTGCCAGAAGTTTGACCTGTTAACTCAGTGCCAACTGTCAATGTATGAAACTCTCCATCATTAAATGTTAAGGTACCAAATGTTGCAATGCTACCATTTGTGGTATGTTCATATTGCAATAACTCTGCTTCTCCAAGGATTCCTGATGGCAACTCAATTGTTAGAGTTTCACCAAGATCGTGTACATCTCCTCCATCAAAGTCAAGTAGGGCGCGTGAGCCTTGAGTATGACCGACTTGTATCAAGTCAACCTCTGCTATTCCAGTATCAATCTCTTGACCGCTGTATTCGAAGAGTTCACATGTAAGTTTAAATGTAGGTATAGTCCCCTTTGTATCGCCACTGCCTCCAAGTTGGAAAAATGGACTCTTGTCTTCAACAAATTTGATTTCGAAGAGTCCGCCACTGAATGGTACATAGATGAGATCACCTTCACGCGGCCGAACGCTGTCATTTGTATAACCATGACGACCTATAAGTGAGTTCCATCGACGACGACTGCACACAAGTGTCAATTGATCTCGTGTTTCAAGACCAAATTTTGTCATAAGGTCACCGTCACCTTCAAAGCCATCAACACTTTCAACAAACATTTCAATAAGAAATGATGTGTCAAAGCTTGATATAACGTCTTCGTTTAGGATAAAGTCTTGCTTTACAATCTTACGTGGAATATAAAAGACGTCATGCCCCATAATTTTCATAGACTCGATAAGCAAATCTTCAAGAAGATTTTGCTCAGGTCTGTAACGTTGGCTAAAATATACACTACGAGGCATAATATGTATTTATAGGAAACTTAATCTAACTATTGAGTGGTATATATCCTTGAGATATTAAATTACTCCATTTATCAGAATTTGGACGAGCTAATTTATTACCATATTCTGGATGAATTAATTTTCGTAAACCAATTTTACTATCTCTAACCTTATTTCGGCATTCTTCACGAGACATTGCATTATTTTCTCCAGATCCTTTACCTTTTCTATTTATATAATTAAGCTATATAGAATTCACTAGCCGCAGAAAAAGTCTGGGGGCATTTGATACTTAAGATCAAAATCTGTTTCAATCTTTTCAATATCATTAAGAGCATCTTCATACATAGCTCTACCATTGATTGTAACACCACCTGGAAGTTGCATGCCATCAAATTTTAATAAATTTATTGACCATTGACGTTTCAACAATGCTGTGAGATATTTTTTAAGAAGCATATCATTGTACACGTCAGTAAAATCATTTGGGTTGATGGTTTGATAACCTTCAATTATAATATACTGACCAATATTTACATAAGTTTTCCAGTCGTCTTGAATGCTCAGACGATTCATGTGACGAGTAAATATAATCTGCTGAGTTGAGCCTGTAAGTATAAGCTCAATCGAGTTCATATACTGTTTTGTCATCTCATAGTTAATGAGTGAGTCGGGTTTGCGTAGTCCATAAAGATCATTTAAAAACATCTGATATTTAACACTAAACATATCAGCAGCATCACCGCTGCTCAAGTTTAGGACACGAAGCACACTAAGCAGTTGATCGGGTAGAGTAATATAGTTGTTGTCATAGTCTGCTTGTGTGACCTGATGCTTTACGAATGTGCGTACGACCGCGTCACTATGATATTCTTGATAAAACTGAAGTGCCTCATCAATACGATCCTCAATCTGATCTTCGTCAATATTAATTTCAAGCACTGGAGCACCAAGTGCTCTTAAACAATAGTCTGCTAATTCTTGACGTGATGCTGGTTTTGCCATAATATATTATTTATAAGACTATTATGGAACCTCAGGATAATTAGTCGTCTTTGCATATGAGGAAATAACTTTTGCTGCGTAAAAATTATTATTCCATGTTGTTGCCAACCAAGGATATGGTTCAGTGCTCCAAGCTCTGGCTATTTCACTACCGCTAGTTTCATAGATCCACGCACTTCCGTCAAATCTTACAACTTCATCGCCATACTCGTAATTAAACCCACCGCCGGCGGGAGTAGTGCTAGAACCATAAGGCGCATAGCTGGTTTTTTGTAGATTTCTCCAACTTTGTCCGCTGAAAAATGGTCCATCCATCAATACATTAGCTGTAGCATCTGGTTCAGCAGCATTTGCTGGATTATCACTACCAATAGTAGCAACTGGATTGACATACTTGTATGACAAATCCATTCCAAGGCCAAATCTAACTCCTTGAAACATAAAATTAGAATAATACTGTTACTGCAGCTGCAGATATAGCGGTTCCGCTTTGGACTATACGCTGACCACCAAGAGGCCATACTCCTGGACTCAATGTAAGTACACGTGTCTGGCCATTTACTCCTTCAATTTCAATGGTTCCATTAGCAGTACCAGGCGCAATATAGAGTCCAGCAAATACTTTGCCAACCGTTGGCGTATAATAACCACCAGTAAAAGTTAATGCTTCATATGCAACAGCAGAGGAGTTTTGGTGTATTAAACCTTTTTCGTAAACGTTAGTACTCATAGTCTTATTTATATTATTCTCTTATAGAGATTCCGGTGTATAGCGAAAGACCAAGCGCAATCAATATGACATAGTGAGAAATGACTTCATTTGTATTAACGACAGCATTAACTGCTATTATTTGTATAATAGCGATAAGTGCTAGTGCTAACCATGCTGCGGTTTTCATGGCTTCTTCACATATTTTTCTGGTGAGCGTTCAAACTGCTTTGCAAGCTTTATAATTCCTCCAATAATCTCTGGAGATACGACGCCTATAATTCCATAGGTAATCGCTTTATAAAAACTTGAAATGTCGGTCTGTTCTAGTATAAACCAGGCGATTGATGCAGCTAGGGCGGCAGACATTATATTTTTAAACTGCTCGAGAATGGTATATTCTTTTTTTGCTGTCATGAGTCGGGCAAGCATCCCCGCCGCTCCAACTAGAGGAATTATCCAACCACCCTCTAGAAACTCTTTTAGCATCGATCTTTCTGGTTCCATTTATAATTATACTTTTAAAGTGTGAATCATCACAATATGACTATCAATCTAAATGTATTTATAAAAACACCGTTTTAACGGGTCAAGGCATGATCAACTGCATATTTATAAAAGAGTTCTTCCTGGAGGGCTCTTACCTTATATTTTTTAACAATATCATCTAAAGAATAATGAAACGCTGAAGTTATGTCATACATGCTTTTTATGTCTCCTGCATAGTAGTTGTCTATGCCCTTAAATTGTCTGTAATATTGAGGATATTTTAGACTCAATCCATTTCCAACTGTTGTCATTTTCAAGAGATTTTTAGTTGGTGTATAGCACACTTGCGTAGTAAATTTATCGTAACGTGTATTAACTACAAGATCATAGTCATAGGTATGATTATGATACAGGTGAGACACCAGATTAAACTTTCCGGCCCACATGCGTTTCCATGCCAATATTGGACAAGGACTGCCAGGAATGACACCTTCTAAGTTGCCGTGTAATTTTAAATGTGAGTCATCTTCAATACACACTCGTTTTATAGTTTGATTATGGAAATAATCAACTAGATGAGTTTTTTCAACTGCAAATGCGGTGCTATAGTCTAATTTACGATATGAGCTTTTTGCCTCTGACTCACTCCATGTATGAAGAAAAAGATCAACCGTGTGACCGTTTTGTTTTAACAGATTTATATAGTCATTTAAGCGCGTGTCTTGTAGCCCGCCTCTTAGGTGCCCACGTATGCATAATGCTAGTTTCATAGATCCTTTAACTTTAACATGACGTGTTTAATTGCCATCCACATGTCTAGGTATTTATAGGTTGCAAGTCGGCCAACAAAAATCACTCCCTTTTCTGCCTTTGCTAGTGATTCATAGAGTCGATATGTTTCCTGTCCTTCACCCCAAGGAATAGGATAAAACGGAATGTCTCCCGGCCCACATTCTTTCGGGTGTTCAGACGTGACTACTGTTGGACCGACATGATCTGGCATAAAATAACTGTGATCATAGATTCGTGTATAGTCGGTTGTGCTATTGTTTTGATTTACAATAAATGTGTCTTGCTTTTCACACAACACATGATGTTTAAACTCAAGTGAACGATATGGCAAACGTCCATATATCGTGCCAAAATAGCTATCAATCTTGCCAGTATAGACAATCAAATCACCCGCCTCTCGCTTGTACATCCAATCATCTTCTCCACAATTTAGATGTACTGTGACCCCTTCGAGCATCTTTGTAAACATTGCAGAGTAACCATCTTTTGGTACAGCTTGATACTTTTGACCTTCAAACCAGGTTGGATCTTCGCATTCTGCAGTCTTTGGAATTCGATTTGTAATTGTGCTTGGAATCTCGTCGAACGGCACTCCCCATTGCTTTTCGCTATACTCCTTAAAGATATATTCTACAATCTCTTCTTGAGACAGCTCACGACCAAGTTCAGATACTGTTTTCTTGCTGTATGGCAAACTTACTTGGCCAAGTCGGGTGTCTCCCTTTGGACGCAGCGCAAACGGGGTCCATTCGGTATAACGACTAAGAAACTCATAGACCTCTTCATCGTCGGTATGAAAAATATGAGGACCATATTGATGTACAAGTGTATTTGTTATATAAGCATCAGCACAGTTTCCACCAATATGTGGTCGTGTTTCATAAATCTCTACGGCGTATCCTTTTTCTTTTAGGAGCACCGCAGCAGTAATTCCAGATAACCCGCATCCAATTATTTTAGCACTTTTTTTCATATTAAATCATTTTATCATAAATTTGTGTAGTTGTACACAATAAATATATCTATATGAAATTAAATGAAAAAGTCTATATTAAAAGCGAATTTAAGGATCTTCTCCGCAGTATGAATGTTGGCATTGTCGACTACATTGTTGTCTACAAAATTGAAGGCGACAAAGTATTTTTTAAAGCAAACTCTGCACGTTTACATCTTTCAAAAGAAGAGTTTGAAGAGGTACAACTAAGCGCCTAGGTTATAAATGGTTTGACTGTCAAAATACAATTATTGATCTAGATACAGTATTATCGTCACATCCAACATTTTGTTTGAGGATTGTGTCAGTCATAATAGGAGTCTATCCAGAGGTTAGGGTTTAATCAAGGGTTATTGGTAGTATTAAGAGGTGAATCCAGCATTTACAGAATAATTTCCTGTAATACTAACACCTCCACCAACTGGTTTATTCGAGCTTGCAAATGACGAAAGAACCGTCCTTGGATTTGAAGGTTCAGAAAAAATGGAATTATCTCCAGCAGTATGGAAAAAAGGATCACCAATAAGGCGGACGGACTTACCAGTTCCCGTTGTTGTGGTGAATCTAATACACGGATTTGTTGAATATGTTATTGCCCGTCCACCTCTGATTACCAACGCATTTGGGGTGGAATCATTTCCATATTCCAACGAGAATAACGTGCCGTTACCGAAATTATCTATCAATGTTTCGTATTTCGCTCCAACCACACCACCAACAATCTGAAAACATTTAGGACCGTAACATGCGATTGTCCAGCAGTCGCAAGACATCTGCGCCGATGATCCTGAAGTTGGGAAAAATGCAAATCGCGAGCAATAGGTAAACTTTACAGCGTAGTGTAGGTTGCTGCTTGTACCAGCGCAGCTAATTATGGTTGATGCCAGCGCGTAAACAGTTTCAGCATTTACAACCAGAACTCCAGTTGACACATCAAAAATTGTCGCAGCATTCAGTGGTGACGTTGTGGTGCTTATAGTGGCGCATTCAACTGAGCACAGTTGTGTTTGCAGGTCGCCTCCAGATTGAACCCAAAATCCGTTTGTGCTTCCTGTTATGATAAACTGACCGCCTCCGCTAATTGATTTGGATTCGTTTGCGAGTAGCAAAAATACAGGATTACCAGAAACGCTACACGTAACAACGGCTCCCTCTTCAAGATGCAGGTTGCCTCTACCATTAAGGAGGATTGTTTGCGTGATGGTGTAGTTGCCAGCACGGACGCGCACTGTGTCACCGATTACTGATGCAGCCATAGCTGCGCCGATAGTGGCGAACGGCACGGAAATACTGTACTGGCTTAACGATCCTCTTGTGTCTGTTCCGTTTGTGTCAACGTATATTGTCCTACTGGTGACTAATTCTTGAGTGCTTCCATCAGCCTTTAAAAATTGTGCACTTGTGCCGCCAGATCTTATGAATGATGAAGCAGTTGCTGAACCACTTGCATTTATTGCAGTGTTTAGCGTAAGAGTCGTATTTGATAACTCTAAAAGGTTCGATCGACTAGAGTCGCTCGATCCCCAACCAACAATAAATGGTTTTGTGTTTGATGTATCAATCGTATTATATTTGCCAATAATTGTTTGATATACACCAGATGAAACAAGTCCTTGACCTCCAACTGTAGTGCTATAATTAGCATTAATAAAACTATCTTCTCCGCCAAGTGCCATAGAATGATCAGCAAACACTCCTGCCTTATGACCAAAAGAATATGAAAAGTTTCCTTCAACTTCTGCGCAATTTCCTAAAGATATTGCTTTACTACCACCAGTTGTTGTAGGGGTCGTATTAGAAGTTGGAAAACGATGGAAAATAAAATGTGATGTTGATGGAGTATATTGGTGAATTGCATCAGTAGATCCTCTATATAATGTCCAACCAGTGGCTCCCACATAAGTTCCACTAGTAGTATTAAACCCGCTAATAGCATTTCCAACAGAAATTATAAACGTATTGGCATCAATGACTTTTTTAACAAATGTATTATAACTTCCAACTACTAATCCAATTTTAGTGCTTCCAGCAACAGTAAATACTAATGGTAGTCCCTCAAATGCATTATGTCCTGTCATTTCAACTTTAACATATCTGCCTATACCAGACCATGCTCCAGTCAATGACACTCGTGTTCCGGTTAATTCTGTTGGTGCAAATGAAACTCTAATATTATTAAAACCACTTACTGGATTAACAAATGTAGTTGAAAAACTTGCTAAACTTGGAGTCCAATTTACGCTATTAAATCCTTCTAACGAAAAGGTATATTGAATTTTAGATTGCCCATCGATCGTTACTGTTGTAGGACCAGCAGTAACGATCCCGTTGTAGGTATTTGCTACTACACCAGGAGGAGCTGGATTCATAGTTATTTGAATAAAATCACCAACATTTAATCCAGTTGCATTAGCGTTATAATTTATTTTTAAACCAGTCGCAAGAAATGGAAATACATTGTTTGTCACCACAACTTCTCGTGTGTCGATGCTGTGTATATTTGACTCATTAAAAAATTGTAAAGACGCAGTAGTCATTACAGTAGTCAACGTAAAAGTATTTGCATTAGTAGTACTTGCTCCGCCATTTTGAATCATTTGCCAACTTTGACGATTTTGCGTTGTCCACTGAACGTGAGTATGATCACTGCCATTTGTAAAGTTTGGTATACCTGCGGCAAATGTCATACCATGAACAACCCGCGCTCTACCATCAACTACCAATGGAGTGCCTGGGTCAAAGTTGCCATTATTTATAATATTTAACCCATATTGTGATTCTGTTGGTGTTCCACGAATAGTAACGAATTTATTATTAACCGTTATTGGAGCATTTATTGTTTTTGTTCCAGTTATAGTTTGTGATTCACTTAAATCAACTCTATTGTTTAATGCAGTCGCAGTTGCAGTAGATATTGGTTTATCTAGGTCACTTGTATTGTCCACGTTGCCGAGTCCAACCATACTCTTTGTGATACCACCAACTGTTCCAGAGAATGTTGGGTTTGCAAGGTTTGCTTTAAGGTTTAATGCAGTCGCAGTTGCAGTAGATATTGGTTTATCTAGGTCACTTGTATTGTCCACGTTGCCG